CCGATCTTGCGCCAATTGCCCGCACTTGGCGCGCTGACGAAATCGGTTGTAGCTTGGATTGTGGCATCGTCCTTAATCCAGACAGCGTAGTCGGTGCCGCCTGCGAGGGTTGGCATGGTTACGGCGGTATCGGCGACGAACGTAACGACAGTTCCAGCTACATCCACCTTCGTTCCAGCCTTAATCGAAAGTGTGTCAGCCGCTGTTTTGGCAAAGGCGGGGGTTAGCGGGTCGGCCTTGTAGAGTAATCCGGGAGCAAAGTAGCCGATTTCCGACCGGATCACATCCCCCATTGTTTCCCAGTCTGTGTTTGCCATATTCCGGCGCCAGCGCGTGCCGTCGGTTAACGTCACTTCCATGCCGGCCGCCAGATTGGTGGTCGGTAATGAGGCGCTGATCACCGGCGCAAACTGTTTTGCTGTCGCCGTGCCGTCGCTGTGAACACGGAACAGCGAAGAAACTCCGGTCTCGTCGTTTATTCCAATTTCGTCAAATCCAACAGGAATATTCCCGATATTCCCGTTCGCCAGGACGTCCGTCAGTGACACGGTGGCGCTGCCACTCGCCGGCCATGTGCTGCGCTGGACGCCGCCGAGCGTTATGCTGGGCGCGGATACTGATGTGGCGCTAACATTGCTGTGCGTACCGTCGGCATTATGCTGCGGGTCAACTGCTGCGCCGATCCGGTTGACCTCGGACTCAATCGCCGTCGAGTCTGCGATCAATTGGGTGCGCAGGTTGGTGCCGGAAACGGCGGCGGCGACTGATTTAAGTAGAAGTTCGATGCTCATGATTGCTCCTTGTTGTTATCCGATAACTTGCATAATGATGGCGCCGTTGGTGCCAGGAAACCCGGCAAATAATGGTCGGTTCAAAATTTGCCCGCCGCCGCCCCCTGCTGTGGATATCGCATTTGGTGAAATTACCAGCACGGGCAGCCCGTTTATATTTTTCTCGGCAAATCCAACAAACGATCCACCGCCACCACCTCCGCCGCCGGCGGCCCCTAATCCATAAACCGTATCCCCGTCTCCTGGTAATCCATCAAGATTGATTCTTCCGATTGAAATAAATACAGACCTTGCCGCCAAAAATAACCCGGCCCCCGCATTCCCACCAGAGTGTCCGCCAAAGACAAAATCGTTATACTGGCCGGATCCGGTTGCGCCAGGCGACCCTCCAAGCATTGTTGGAATTCCTGTAATGCCAAGCCATGTCCCATTGCCATCAATATTTGTTGGTAGCGGAGAAAGTAATGGTGTTGTTGCATGAATACCGATTGCGCCGCGCCCGCCAACAAAAGGATACCCGGCAGATTGGGTATTACCTCCATCCCCGCCATTGCCAAAGAATCCAGGTGGGGATGCATTAATTCCATTTTCGTAAGGTCCTGAACCGGTTAGATATACATCTTGCGCTCCTTGATTCCCGCGCCCACAACCATCCACTGTGCCGTTGATCGTCACTGATCCGGTTGAAAACAGGCGAACCGTGCCGTTGATGGTGATGGTGTGCCTAATGCCCAGCGAGATATCGCCGTCCACCCAATAGTCGCCTGACGGCAAATCACCGCCATCCACAAAAACATAAGGAGCGGTGGCGCCGGAGATCACTGTCGGATGGGTGGCGGCAGTGAGCTGGGTGCCGACCTGGTAGGCGGAGTCTGCAATGATGGGCGGGGTGAAGTCTGGCGTCGGCGGAACCGCCACAGTGACCGGCACGATGGCAGATGCGATAGCGCTGACGGTCTCTGTGGCGGTGATGTTCGCGGTGCCGTCTGCCACGGCGGTGACGATGGCGGAAACAGATGGCCCGGCTGGCACGCTGGCAACGCCGGAATTTGAGCTGGCCCAGGTGAATGTGGCGCCGTGCACCACTGCGCCACCCGCGTCCTTTGCTTGCGCAGCGAATTGTTGAGTCTGCCCTGCCTCGAATTGCACGGTTGAGGGTGAGACCGCCACGCTGGCGACGGGGTTGGTGTTCGCGGTGTCCACCACAGTAATTGCGGCAGTATTGGATTGTTTGTTGCCCACCACGGCGATGACACTGCTGCTACCGACTGCATCGGCCATGACCAGCCCATTGGAATCAACCGTGACGTTGCCGGTAGCCAACCACACAATGGCCGGAATCGGCAACTGGTTACCGCTCGCGTCGAAGGCGCGCGCAGTGAGTTGTTGAGTTTGCCCGGATACCACGCTGGCTGCCGCCGGGCTGATGGCGACCGAATACACCTCGCCCACTCCGCCGAACCATAACGTTGCGCGCTCCGGCTGGGCGATGCACTTAATGACGATCTCCCCGGTCTTGACTTGAAGTTGCGTCGAGATGACCTCGAAGGCGCGATCGAGCGCGGCGCCGGTGAGCAAGTCCCTCACTGGCAATGAGACGCGTACGATGTCGCCGATCTCAACCGTATGGAAGCGCGGCAGCAGGGTTAGCTCAATCTGTATTGGCGGGCGGCTGTAGCGCGCCAGGATGCGCTGGAAGCGCTGGTATAGGTTGGATGCAAAAGATGAGGTGGGGATGACGCCGGGTGCTGCGTATTTAAGCTGGCGCGCCTCGCCCCATTTTTTAATCGACACGGTGTCGACGAATATGGCGTTGCGGATAAATTTCCCGGAGAGCTTCGCCGCCTCGTCATACTCGATCCACACTTGATTGGTCAGATCGTTGTAGTTATAGGTGAGATCGCCCCACTTCACCACGTTGTTGCGGTCTGCGGTGATGCTGGCATTTTCCTTGATGGCGTTGGATAGGTCGGAATACGCGCGGATGCCGTAGCGCCCGTCGCCGTGCACAAAACCGAACGCGCCTAAAATTTTAAGGATTTGGTCTTCGATGAATTTTTTGGCTTCGATTCCTTCATCTAGCACAAACTCGAACTGCACGCCGTCGCTGGCGGCTGGCGTGTCAGCTAAGCCGACCAGCAGCTTGCCAACCTCAAGCCATTCGTTCACGTCAACATCGTTGTCGCTATCCATCCCGCATCCCCATCGCGCGGGATACACATCCCAGGTGCCGTTGCTGCCTTCGCCTGTGGACTGCATCACCTTGAGCGCCATAGTGATGGGGTTTTCCTGCAGGACAATGATCTCGCTGACTTTCTTGCCGATGGCGTGAACGGCGGCGGTGCTGCCGAACATGCCGCGACCGCCTGCAGAAATGGTGAAGCCGTTGTCGGTCTTGGCCGTCCACATCATGATCTCGTCCTCGATCTTGATGAACCCTGCCGTGCCATAAGTTTGCTGGGTTGTGGCAATAAATTTGCGCGCATCCACCACGGACGGCGTGATCGCGCCAGTGCTGGCGATCGCGGCGGAAAGCGTGGTGGAATATGGGTTGAATACAGTTTTTTGCAGTTGCCGCTGCACGTCGGTGGCGGTGAGCTTGTATTCGTTCAGCGCCGAGAGCCGCAGGTCGTTGATCTGCATCGTGCGCACAACCACCCGGTCCGCCCAATCCATGCCTTTGTACAACATGATGATCGATAGGCGCTGACGGCGCAGGCCGTGCCCTGCCGTGTCGGCCGCTTTGATGATGTCCGACACCATGCCGTTGTAGTCGGTGATCGACAGCGACAGATTGCCGACAGACGATACGCCGTTGATCGGATCGACGGTCTGTGACATCGAACTAATAGAGTCTGATTTCAAGAACGGGAACCAGCGGTCAGTGTGAGCGAATCCGGTGATTTCGTTCACGTCGCAGGTGGCGAAATAGATGTCGTTTGTCCCGTCCGTACCCGAATTCCCGTTGTTGAAAAATATCTCAGCCACATACACCGGGTTTTTCGCCAGCGCGGCGTTCTTGAGTTCGTAGTTTGAGTTGGTCGTCAGCATGATCAGGCCCTCGCAAAATCAGGGACAGTGGACGGAATCTGCACCGAGGCCAACACCATCAAATCGAATTTAAAGGTGTACTTTTGCAGGATGCCCATACGCTGCGGCGCGATGCGCTTGGCGGCGATGCAGGAATAGTATTCGTCTGGGTAGCCGTCAGAGTCCGGGTACCAGGTCATCACTACGCCGTTCATCATCTCTTCGTTCATCGCGTTCATCACGGCGAACTCATTGACCTCTGCCGTGCGGTCATGCGACACATTATTTAGCGCGAACCGGAACCCGGTTGTGCTGCCAAAATTCACGACGTCCACCACGCCCGCCGCAGATCGTGAGACATTGCGCTGGTCTTGGTAGTGTAGGTCTTGTGACTTGTACCCCCAGTACAAATAGATGTCCTGCATTTCTCCGGAGGTGAGCGTTTCGGAGAAAACATCGCCCAGTGCGAACACATCCGCCACCGTCAGCGGCGATTGCTTCGGCGTGCTGGCCAGCGTGGTGATGTAAGTAATGCGACCGACGATCATACCGCCCCCAATACTTGCGCCTGGCGGCTGCGCGGATCAATGAGTAATACATCGCGGTTCTGCACGGCATCTTTGATCTGCGGGATGATGTTTGCCTCGACGTAGTCGGCAGACAGCAGATTCCCGGTGTTGTAGATGTTGATGGTGGCTGGCGCCGGCTGGCTGGCGGACGGCGGCGCAACACTGCCAATCTGGTTTGGATTTGCTGTCTGCCCTGGGATGGCGATGCTGGAGACGCTGCCGCCGCTTGGCGCCGCCCCGCCTGCGTCGCCGCCAAAACTGGCGGAACGCATCGCGTTGATCTGGATCATCTGAGAGGCGAACGCCAGTGCGGCATATGCTGCGCCAACAGCCGGGCCGAACGGTCCGCCTGCCATCACGCCGGATTCATATGCTTTGGTTATGGTTGAGGGTAGCGTGACCGCCGCCTCAGCCAAGCGCGTGACCTTCATCAAATTGAACATGCCTTTGGAATGCTGCGCGCTGGCGCCGATGATCTCACTCAGGGTGCCGGTAACAACCTTGAGTTGTGATTTGGCGGAGAGTTGCCCGAACTTTTCTCGGCTGAGCGCGCCCTTTATGCCCAGATTGATCAGCGCGTCTTCATGATCCGCCCTGATCTGCTCGACCATTGCGGCGTGCGCGGCTTCGTCGGTTTGTGCTTTTTCGTGGTAGCTCTGCGCGGCGGCCAGACGCTCTTCGTAGGCCGCCTGCTCGCTGGCGACCGCGTCCAGGGCAAAGCCTTGGCCGTAGAGAGAGTTCTCGTAGCCATTGAAATCGGGTGTTGCACCTGTTTCTGCCCCCTTGGCAGCCTTGGGCGGTTTAGATGGTTTAGGAGGCTTTGGCGTTTTCCCACCACCGCCAAGATCACCGAGCAGGCTACTCCCGGCGCCACTCGGCGCGACCCGCGCCTCATCCATGCCCTCCATCGACCGGACGATTGCGATCTTTTCTTCTTCGGCAAGGTCTGAAAGTACCTTGAGCCGCGCTTTGAACTCTGCGGTTCCGCCATTACCCCATCTGCTCGGGCTGGTGGCATACTCGATCGCGAGGCCGATCTTCTGCATAACCTGCGCAAAGTCGACGGCAATAAGCTTGATGCCCCCAATGAAAGCGTTAAACTTCGGCACAACCTCTGCCGCAATGGCTATTCCGATGCCTTTGAATTGGAGCAACAGCTTGTCTAGCTGGTCATTCAGGCGCGCGGATTCCTGCGCCATCTGGGTGGTGACAGGGTATAGGCGCTGGCCTTCTGCGATGTAGCCGCTCAAGGCGACCGTCCCCTGATTGAGGAACGGGATCATCTCGGAGCCAATGCGGTCGCCAAATAGCTTTGTTGCCAGCGCGGATTTTTCCACGCCATCCGGCATTCCGGCGAACACGTCTGCCAGCTCGACCATAGCTCCGGCGCCGTCTTTGGCTGTGATTCCCATCTCTTTGAAAAGATCGGGGTTGCCGACCATCACAGCGGAGAGTTTCTGGCTGGCCTTGGCGACTGATTCGAGCGAGGTGGCGTTTTGATCTGCAGCGAACTTCAAGCCGGACAACATCTCGACACTGGTTCCGGTGCGCTCGGCCATCTTGCCGAGTTCATCCGCCGCATCGATTGAGTTTTTTATAAAGACAGCGAATGCGCCGATGGATAATGCGCCGGCCAGTTGGCCGGTTATGCTGTCGGCCAACCCGCCAACCTTGCCGCCCAGCGAGCCAAGCGCAGATTCCGCTTGCGCGGTTTCTGCGGTGATGCGTATCTTGGTTTCGTTATTGGCCATGCTTTTCACCAAAGAGTTGGAGCGCTTCTTTTTCCATCAATTGCAGCCGTGGCAGCAGGTCTGCGCGGTCGATGCGGTCGAACTGCATCAGGTCGAGCAGCGGCGGCATGGCTTCGTATCGCAACCCGATCGGCTCGCCGCCCGGTGCCAGCCGCCATTGCGTGGAGAGCGCGGCAAAAAGGCGAAATGCCGGCCAGTTCTCCGGGTAGCATCCGGGCGCTTCAGCCTTCACGGCAGCCACGCCTTCCTGTTCGCGCTTGAGCCCCATAAGGGCCAGCGCTTCGTCCGTCTTGTCTTCATGGTCTGCGCCGCCCCCGTATAGCGCGCGGGCGACGCTGATCAGTTTTTTCGGTGTGCCTCGATGCGGCCGGTGACGTAGGCGTTGAGCAACAGCACCGGCGAATTCGCCGACACCTTTATCAGCTCGTCCAGCGCGCTGCGGCTGTAGGGTTCGCGGAATCCATCCCATGATTCGATCAGCATGGACAGCACGTCGGCGACGTTCGGGCGCAGGCGCTTGAATCGCCAGGCGGTGCGCAGACGGTGTCGCAGCCCGGCCCAGAATCCGATGCGCTGATAGCCGAGCGCGACAACCAGCGAGATGAAGTCGTCGCTTCCGAGGGAGCGGAAGCGAACCTTGACCCGTTCGGTATCGGTACCGAGCGGGACGCGCAGCTCAACATCGACTTCGAACACCGGATCGGGAATGAGCCTGATCATGCCCGCCCCTTACAGAACAACGATGCGCAGGTCATCGTTGCCTGCGCTGGGCAGCGCTGACACGTCGTAGGTGGTGCGGCGCTGGCCGTTGGTGTAGGTTGGCTTGGGGTTCTTGAGCTGGCAACTCGGTGCATAGACCAACACCTTGTAGCCGTCGGTGGTGCCGTGAACCAGGCCAAGGCTGTTCAGGATGGCACCACGCACGTAGCCCTCGAAGGTGACTTCCTGTGCGGCGGACAGGTCAAGCTCGATGCTTCCGGTGACGCCCTTGCGGTCGATGGTGATGGTCTCGCCGCCCAATAATGTGTCGTGCTGCGGGTTGTTGCCGGTCTTGAAGTTGAGGCCTTTGCTGGGATAGGCCGTGCCGCTGGAGAGCGCGCCGGTGGCATAAGTGCAGCCGAGCAACACGTCGGCGGTGTTGGGGTTGGTGACAACCAGCGGGTCTTTGAATCCGGTGAGCGTGGTGGCCGGTGTCGAGCCGGTGGCGACCACGCCGGCATCGATGCCGATGAAGTTGAACTTGAGAGCCGGTTTGTTGCCGGACGTCATATCCAACTCGAAATCTCCGCGCGCGCCCAGCAGCTTGTACAGCACGCCGCTGTCGTAGTAATAGATGGCGACGGATTCTTCGGCGGCGGAGACCGGCGTGTACTCCACGCGCGCACCGGCGCTGATGGCTTCTGCAAATGCGCATGCGCGCAGCAGCGGGCCGTAGGCGGGAGCTGTTCCAGCCGCGCCGGAGCCGGCCAAATCCACCGAGAAGCTGACCTTCTTCATAATGGTGCCAACCAGTTCAGCGTGTCCGCCCGCGTAGCCTTTCAGGTATTCGTTCGGCACGTAGTTGATGTTCAGCGGCTCGACCGACTGACCATAGACCCGCATGGCATTGGCCACGCCGGTTGGGGTTGGGTCAATGCCGTAGCTGGATTCAATCTTGGCCAGGATGGCGCTGTCGATTTGTTTGCGGGCCATATCAGGACTCCTTATTCATCGTGCGGTTGGTGTGTTCGGTGCGCTCTACCAGCGTGTGCGCGCCGGTCTGCTCGTCCAGCGTGTAGCTTCCGCCTGCTGCGGGCGGCGTCTGCGCTGGCTTGATGGGCGCGGTGTCTGGTGTTGGTTTCTCGGTCTTGGCCATGTCAGCCCTCCAGTGAGGTTGCGGTGGTGCGGTAGTCCACCTGGTATTCGATCTCTGTGTATGCCACCGGCACGTCGATCACATCGCGCTGGCGGCGTGTGCCGCCCTTGCGGATGTCCAGCACGATGCCGCCCAGCGTCAGGTCGGCCATCAGCCGGTTGTGTGTTGCCACCATCATCGGGTCGCACGACAACAGCGCCGACTTGCCAGCGACCCCGCCTTTCTTTGCCGTCACGCGCACGGTGAGGGTGAGCGTGTGGTCGTGCGAACCCAACAGCACACGGTCTGCCGGAACCTCATCGCCCAAATACACCGCGACCATCGGCAG